TTTACAGTCTTGCAATATATTAATTATGTAAACAACAGACCGGTTGGCAGGGTTAAGTATGCGCTAAATTAATTCCGCCAACGGGTTATTATATATATTTTCAGACGAAAATTGTATTATTCTGCCCCCAGCATAGAATCAATCATTCCGTCAATGGCTTCATCGGTCATACTCTTCTTGATAGAAGGATCTGCGCCCATTGACTTCATCATCATAGTTATCCAAGGGTTGTCACTCTCCAAAGTGGATTGTATCTGTTCCTTGTATGCTTCGTGAAGCTCGCCCGATTCCTTGAAATCCAAAAGAACCGTGCGCAAGGATTTCACCACGTAGTTATCCATCAGCAAGGGATTGTCCCTTGCCGATGACAATTTAGTAAGAAGCACTGCCAGTGCTTCGTGTAATTGTTTCTTCTTCATATAGTCTTATTTTTAAATTTCCAAAGTCAGCGACTTAGAGTTTTATAGGCTTTCTATAAAACTTAAAATTTTACCAGTAACTATCGAGTGCCCTAATGAATTAAGATGAGTTCCATCATAATTTCCACTTATCATTTTTGTCCAAGTAGCAGAATCTGTTGGTAAAATACCAACGACATTATCTTTGTTGCACTTATATAATATGCCACCATACTTTACTTTATCATCTAGATTATATACTTTTGTTTGGCTCCAATTTTCTATGGTATTAGCATTTAACGAATAGTATTTTCTATGCTCTTCACAAGTTCTAAAATTAAATCCAGCGAAAGTACGTAAATCTAATAATGGAATGCTCCATTTTTCAAAAACGCCTTTGAAATCATTAAACCAATTTGGGTCTATATAGCTTATATTCCATGGAATAAAAAAGCCTAGCTTAATATTTTTTCCTAAAGTTGAAATATATCTTGTAGTCTCTTCTATTGAACCTAAAGCTGTATTTAAGTTAAAATTAGTAAAGTCACTAGATATAGTTCCTTTTTCACTACTTGTATTATCATTAATACAGCATTCTATTAAAATATAATCAACATTTGTCGAATTGTTAATGTGGCGTTTTACTCTTTCTACAACAGAATCCGTTCGTGAATCTCGGGTAGAATTAGTCGTTCCATCCTTTGCATAGTTTGTTAAACATGGATAATTTACATCTATGTCGTCCGTATTTCCGTCGGCACTATCATATAGAAAAGCACGGTATGTAATACCTAAATATGAAGCTATATTCTTAGCAAATCCAGTGACATTATCAGTAGATGCTGCGGAAAGAGAATCTCCAAATAACATTATTGATTTATTAGACAATATAGATACTGCACCTGTTTTGCGTTCTAATTCTGAAACTCTCTCAGTTAGACCTTTTTCTATAGTGCTTGATGTAACAGAAGGTACAGAAGAACCCGTTCTATATCCTACCACTAAATATTTTGTATAAAGTGCTGTAAAATTTAAGTTTTTGTGTTCTTGAGTATCTTCACCTTTTCCTATGCTCTCATCAACTACAACATCAGATGTTCCGTCTGCTATATCAGCATAGCCTATGAGGTAACCCGCTGAATTGCATTGTTCAGGAATATCAACAGTAATTTTTGCCCCTTTTTCTACTTGATAATATGCTAGCGAAAGTGAATGGTATTCTACAATTTTTCCACTTTTCACCATATATTTACCGGGTGCTAAAAAAACATGTTTTAATTCAACAGTCGCCGTAATATTGCCATTGATAATATTATCATTTATAATAGCTTGGATGCAAGGTGTATATAAAGAATTTGCATTTTTTATTTTAGTGTCATCAGTTGGGTCTCCCAATTCTGGGTTTACTGTAGATGATGCAAAATTCCAATCTACTAAAATATGTATCTTAACACCGTTTTTTTCTTTAACGATGTAGCTATCTGCGTTTTTTGAAAAAACTGTTGCATAAGCCTCTCCGTTCACATCTGAAATATTCAAATATTTCACATCATTCCAGATGCCGAAATGTGTTAAATACAAATCAGGAGCATTACCTTCTATAAAAATCTCACGGAAATACTTTTTGTTAGCGATATGTTTGCTAAAAAATATTTTGGCAACGTTTGATAAGTCGATGAGTTTAGAATCCTGCTGCTCTGCAATATCCGCAAGACCAGCGAGAGCACCGCCTACCCTCTCGGCTGTGTTCTCGCCCACCTGCGTAGCGTTCTTGACCGCTGCCGCCTGCTGTTTAATTTCGTCTATTGTTTCCATATATTAATCTCCTATTGCATGAATGTGTGCCCTCGTTCCTCGCTGTGGCTTCACTTCCCCTTTTGGGGTGAAGTGCTTGAGGTATTCGAGTGCATCTGATAAATATCTTTCTGCCATATCCAAGATGTCGTTGTACTGCTTGTTGCTCGATACATCTTGAACGTGGTCTGAATAATCGTCTCTGTGGCGCATTCCACCTGCTCGGCTTATAATTGTTCCATCGGCACGGAAAAGCCTCGCATACGTGAAATAAGCGAGTGCCTTGCGTATTCCGCTGGTGTACTTCTGCACCTTGGTTTCGTCTTGGCTGCAATCTCCCTCCTTCTTGGTGGTGTATTCGCCACCGTTCAGAAAGACCGCAGGCAGGAAATCGGGCAAGACTGAATCGCCCCACTCTCCCTGATCGGTCGCTGCCTTGAAACGTTCCCACCCGATGGCTGGTATGATGTTCGCATCTTCGCATTCACGAATGTATGCGTTCACTTCATCCTCATCTAGGTGCGTGCTGGTCGGTCGTGCCAGTTCTCGGAACTGTTCAACCGTGATAAGTTGCTTTCTTGTCTGTTCTCCCATAAGCTCAATCAATTAATCTATCGTGTTATTCCCTGCCGCATCGCTGCTGATATACTTCAACGGCTGCAGCTTGGGGTCTAGGTTCTGAATGCCTGGATCGTGCCAGTTCTTGATAATCTTCTTGAAGGCTCGCTCGATGAAACGCTGCTCGGTCGTCACTTCGCCTGCATAGTACTCGTAGGCATCCTGCATCACTTGTCCGCTGAATCCCAGCTTGCCAATACGGATTGAGTAGAAGAGTTCTTGGTGGAACTGTGCGTAGATGCGCTCGATAACGCTGCTGTCAGTTACGCTGAACTCCTTGTCGAAGTTCCTTGTAGGAAAGGCGACAATCTTCGGTTCGTCTTCCTCGTTCTCCACCTCGACAGCAAGAATCTTCGCTGTGTTCTCGTCCCCTTGGAACTGCAAAAGGTCTTCATCGGAAATCATCTGTCCGCTCTCCACCTCTTCGCCTTTCTCGTTGAACTTAGGAACGCCCTTCTTGGTTACGAGCATACACGATACGAGGAAGTTGTTTCTCACGTTTCTCATCTTCACGTTTCCCAGTCCCTCATCGGTTGAAATCTCCGTGATGGCTGAATCGTAGCTGGCTGTAGGATAAATAAACTGTCCGTCTAGGCTCTGCCACAGAACCTGCCCCTTGTAGCTGTCGATGCCGCCAGCGTTCTCAATCTGTTCAAGAACGATGTCGGGATTGAAGGTGTTGATGCGCTCAATGGTCTTCTCGTTCACCATCAACCGCTTTCCGTTCCTCGTTTTCTTCTGCTCCCAGTCGGGGTGCAGCAAGACGTGCGCCACGTTCCCCTTGTCGTCCGTCTCTTCCAGTCGGCAATTCTCAAAGGGTACGTGGCTCACGCTCGACACCTTCCCTAGAACGTTGTAGTTTACATGAAGGGCAAAGCCACCAAAGCGTGCGAGGTCTTGCGCCACGTTCCTCAACAAATCGTCTGCCGTGTCCCCTTGCTGGTTCATCGCTAACGCTGCGATAACATCGCTGTCGAAGCCGTAGCCCTCAATGAATCGGGCGTAGCGGTTAAGGCAGAGCATTGCCGTTCCGCTGGCTTCCGTGATGCGTGCGAGATTCTGCGGATATAGATTATCATATCCGTATGCCTGCATCTTGAATCGGCTGACGTAGCCAATATCAACCCTTCGTTTTGGCTTCTTAACTGTCTTTACGTTCATATTGCTTGTGTCGTTTTACTTGCTGTTTTGTTACTCTTCCTTGCCTGCTTTTTCGGCTTGGTCGAGGTCTTTTTTCTTGTCGCTGCCTGCTTTTTCGGCAGGATCTTTCCCGGTGGTATCATCTGCACCGCTGTCGCTGCCTGCTGGCTGCTCCTTATTCTCGATGAGTTCCTCGCTGGGTATCTTCTGGAAGTAGCTTTCCATGTGTGGGTACTTCGTCAGATATTCGTGTGCTACCTTGTCGGTCAGGTTCTCGTTCGTGAAAATCTTACCATGGTAGAAATCCGGGCAGGAAATGATGAAGCCTGCCTTCATTACGTAATTACATTGCTTTGGCATAGCCTTTTCTTTTTTGAGTTTTAAACAAATTTCGATTAAAGCATCGTGGTAACACTGCTGGCAGGTTGTCGGAACAAACCGCTTCCGTGTTACCTCGAAATATAGAGATTCAATAACTGCCTTGTCGGATGCGTCAAAGGGACCGTCAAACCGTTCCTTCAACTCCCCGACCTTAGCTGTCGCTTCCTCGTAGGTCATAGCTTAACCTCCTACGGCTGTTTTCAGACTTACGTACTTGGCTGCTGTGGTCTCGCTGTCAGTATCGAAGAAGAAGTAAGCTGCCTTTGGTACGCTTTCCTCTTCCAGCGTGATAAGCCAGCCACCCTCGGTGTCGTCCGAGTACTTGTCGTTCTCGCCTGCGCTTGCCTTCAGTGCCTGCGCATATCCGAATACCTGGTACTCTGCCTTTCCGTCCGCTCCCTTTGAAAGGTTGCGAAGGATGATAACGAACTTTCCGTTCGCCAATCCGTCAATGATATTTGCGCAAACATCGGGCGTATTCGCAAGCACAACGACTGCCACGGTGTTCTTCCAGCTGTTGCGATACGTACCAACGGTAAGTTCTGTCTTGGTTCCAGTGAATGGCTTGCTGCCCTCCTGCCGGATAGCGTATGCCTTCTTGCCAGTCTTCAGCACCAATGTGTTGATTGTATTACCCACGACAACGGACTTGGTAAAGTCGATGTCGTCTCGGTTGATGATAAGTCCATCGCCCTCCAGTCCCTTCGTGACCTGGTCTTCGCAAGGGATGATGATGTCCTGGGCGATAAGGCTCTCGCAAGTTGTTGCCATATTATTAATTCATTTTAAAATTGTTATATCCCCAACACCGTTTGTGGGTGTTGAGGATTTGTAAACTTAATGAAGATTCGGAGCGATTAGTAAGCTGCGTGGATCATATTCTCTTCGAGGAGAGCCGTGCCAATCTTACCAGTTGCGTAGATGTAATTTCTTCGTTCCTTCTGGTCGAAGAAGATGTCGAGGTCGCTGATGAGTGCGTCAGCGTCAGTACCCACCATAAGGTGCTTAGGATTGCAGAATACCGCACGGTGTGGAAGGTTGACTGTTGTCTCGCCCTTCTCGTATGCGTTAATCATTCTGTCCCAGATGCCGACACGTGCAATCTTCACTCCGTTGTAGGTCGCTACATCGAAGCCATCGAACACCTTATCCCACGGCATAATATCGTGGTATGTCTGCTTGATGTCGTAGGTCAATGCGTCAGCCAGCGAGCGTGTCATAAGCAACACTGCATCGCTATCGTCAATGATACGTGTGTCCACGTCCATCAAGATGGTGTCAACGAGTGTTGTAGCTGCACCCTTCTTGCGCAATGCTGAAACCTGCGCTGCTGCTGTGGCCTCGCTGTTTGCTGCGATGGCGGTATGGTTCTTGGCTGCTGTGGCTGTGAAGATGCGCTTGAAGAGACCGTCACAGACGTTGAACATGTTAACGTCCGACCCTGCTGTCAGCTTGCCGCCACCTGCACCTGCCAATGCTGCCGCCTTGTCACCGAACCAGCCGAATCGCCAAATCATCTGCTGCATTGCTCGCTGGAGTGCATCGGTGTAGATTGTCATAAAGTCGGTGCTGGTAAGGTCGCCAATCTCTGTACCAGTTTTAAGGCTGTACTCTGCGATTGAACCCTTCAATGCCTCGTAGCAAATCTTGATAGGGATTTCCCACTGTCCGAGTTCCCAACGCTTCATACTGTTGGCGATACCCTTCTCTTCGTAGGTAGGGTCGCAACCGCCACCCTTCTTGCCGACCATATCCATATCACCGATAAGTGCGATAGGGTCATCGTTCTTGACCTTCATAATATTCACGAATGAAGAGAAATCCTCATCCTTGAAGAAGGTCTCCTGCACGGCATCCTTGATGCTTGCGAGGTTTTCGGGCTGGAGTGTTAAGTTCTCCAGCTGCTTCTTTGTGAATCCTGCCATTATTTTCTTTGTTTAATGGGTTAATACTTGATTATTTCTTGCTCTTTTTGTGGAGCTTGGCAAGTCTCTCCTTGATGGCGTTCTTACCTTCCTCGACAGCGTTCACGTTGTCTCCTGCACCCTTACCGCTTGGCTGTCGCTGTGCTGGCTGGTAGTGGCTGCTGAAGCCTGCAAGCACCTTCTCCGCACCGCCTGCCATCTTCACTGCATTCAGGATGCGCATATCCTCCTTGCTCTTCGCAAGTTTCTGTGCGCTTGCCAGCTGTGCCTTGGTGTCGTTCAACTGCTGCTTGAGTGCTGCAACCTGCTGCTGCAACTTGGCTACGGTGTCGTTATCGGTGCTTGATGCGCTGCCGCCATCATTGTCGGTGTCGTCCGTGTCGGTGTCGGTGTCGTCTGCTGTCTGAATGTCGGTAATTACACCGTCCTCGACAACGATTGTCTTGCCATCGGGCATTTCAAACGTTCCGTCCGGACTTGCCTTGTCGCCAACCTGCGGATCTCCCTCTTCTCGCTCAACGGTCAGTGTCTGTCCGTCCGCTGTGTTGAGTTCCATAGCCTTTGGCTCTACCTTGGCTTGTGGCTCTGCCAAAGCCTGCTCTGCTTCCTCCAGTGTCTTCACGCCAAACTTGGCGAGAATCTTGTCGAGGAGAGAAGCCTTTACTTCTGTTTTCTTCTCCATTGCTTTTGGATTTTGTTGTTTTGAATTAATGAATTGCTCTATGTTGCGCTTCGATGCGCTTGCGCTGATTGGTGCAACGGTACTGCTTATAAGACCTAGGCGCAAAGCCTCGCTGGTGCTGATGAAGATGTCTTTATCCATCAAGGCTTGAATCTCTTCCCGGTCGCACCCGCACCGCTCTACGTATGCGTCCACCATCTTGTCCTGCCACATCTGCATTTCCTCGCCCTGGTTCTTCAAGTCCTTTGCGTTCAGCTGGTCGCCCAGACACCAGCCGGGAACCCACGGATTGTGCAGGAGAAAGGCAGCGTTCTCGTATGCCTTGCGGCTCTCCTTTGGTGCTGCCAGCATAATGATTGTTGCCATACTAGCAGCCTTGCCCTCAATGGTGCAGGTAATCTTCTTGCCACTCTGTCTCAGTCTGTCGTAAATTGCCCAGCCTTCGACAACCGAGCCGCCATTGCAGAAGATGCGCATATCGATAGTGTCATCATCCTTCGGTATGCTTGTTGCAAAAACATCTATATCTTGGAAACATACGCAGTCACCACCCCACCATTGATACCAAAACTTATTGTCTTGGCTGTCGATGTCGTTGTATATTCTGAGTTTTGCCATTGAAACGTTATTTTTAAGTTTTAAAACGCTGCAAAGATACGATTATTTTCGATATGTTTATCTCACAAACAGTTAATTTTCCTAAACAAACCGAAAATTTGCGCTCTAAGCGGCTTTTACAGCCTTGGGCGTATAACTTTACCACCTTCGACCAGAAACCGCTCAGAACGCAAATCTTGATGAAATAACAACACCGTTAGAGCCTGCCGATATTCTCTATCGTCTGCACTCTCCGCTGTGTTCGGTTTATCTCTTCCACGCTCACTACTGGCTGGGGAGCCATCTGATACCCTCTTGCTACCGCTGCCGCCAACATATCCATGCCGATGTTGCTGCCTCCGTTGTTTACTACGATAGGTACACCACCCCCCAGCTGGTTGAATGCGGATAATATCGGGCTGAACATCGATGTCGCCTTTGCGGTCATTACGCTCTCGCCATTGGATAGCCTTGCCGGGATGCTATCACTCGTTCCGGTTCCAGAGCCTTGGACGTAGCCACCAGTGGAGAAGCCCTTGACTGCTGCCTTGGCTGCTGCAAACGCAGCCTTGATTAAAGCAAGTTTGGCTGCTGCACTTGCAACTCCTGCCCATCCACCATGAAGAATACTATCTGCAAGAATAGCTGCATAAGTCGCAGTTATCTGCTTCTCTATCGCATCTAGGTAGGTTGTCAGCATGGTTTTGAGGAAATTATGAAAAGTAAGATCCTGGCTCTCGAAAAACGAAGATAAACCATCACCGATTGCCCCGATATAATCGGCTATCATTTGGTTCTGCTCTTGAAGTTTCTGTTGCTTGTTTTTGTTTTCGTCAGCTTGCAACTGCAAAGTCGTATCGTGCAGTTCCTGCTGTAGCTGCTTCTGTGCTTCAACATTCTCTTGGGTCATTGCTAGCTTCTGCTCTAGGAAAGCCTTGTATCTCTCCAGCTTGGCTGCATCGTCTTCCTCTCCAGTTCCACCGTTCATAATGTCCGCATCCCTGCGCTTCTTCTCTGCTTCCTCGAACTCCTTGTTGAGTTCGTCCACAATCTCTTTTGCTTGGTTCTTGATGTCTGCCTTCGCCTTTATCATTATGTCGAGCAGCTTAGCCTGCATTTCCTGCGCCTTTTCAGCTCCGATTTTCCCTGCCGCCACGTATGCGTCAATGCTTCGTGCCACCATATCCTTCTCAAGCTGTTCGAGGTCGTTGCTGTAGTCTCGCTCGTTGTCGTACATACCTGCGAGGTATCGCTTCTTTGCGTCCATTACTTGCTCGTTGTACTTGTACTGGATAAGCGCAATCGCTTCCTGCAATTCCTTTTCCTGCTTCTTCCTGCGCTCTGCCTCTGCCTTTGCCGCCTTGTCGGCTGCTGCCTTCTCCTTCTTGGTCTTAGGGGTAGTGCTGGCGATATTAGTGCCGTCCTTGAGCTTTGTATTGTCGGTTGTGGCGGTCGCCATAGATGGCGCATCTGCGCTGACTGGTATCTTGATGTTAGCATGGTTAAAAGTATTCTTCATGCCACCCACGATAGCATCAGCCATTCCGCTGCCGAATTTCTTCAAGTCTCCCCAAGCCTCCTTCACGGTATTGCCAAGACCCGAAAAGACGGAGTTAAAGCCATCTCGCATCTTCTTCACGTCAAAGGAGAAAAAGCCCTCAAACATCTGCAACAGTCCCCTCACTGGTCTTGCAACAAGCTTAATGGCATCTATGATGATGTTGAAGGCAGCCAAGGCAACCTGCCCGACAGACTTAAACGCAAAGCCTATCAACTGAATCAATCCCCTAAATGCCACGCTTTGGTTATAAAGGTTGATGATTGCCCTCAATAGTTTCGTTAGATGGTTGCTCACGAATGTTGCCGCCTGAGCCTTCATCATTTCGAAGCCGCCACCAGTAACGTCAAAGAGTGCACTTGCGGTATCCTTCAAACGCTTGTTGGCTTCCACCTGCTTTTCCTGAGCCTTGGCAACATCACTGGATTGTTCCTTGACCTTATCCATGTTCATCTCAATGTCTCCGAGGGTCTCGATGTACTTTAGACCTGCATCCTCGCCAGGACCTCCAAATATATCTGCGATGGCTTTTCCTACATTGGCTGATGAAGCAGGGTACTCCTTTAGCTTGTTTCCGACCTCCTGCATGATGTCAAATGTGGTCTTGCTACCGTTTTGCAGTTCTTTCTGAACTTTCTCGCTTGATATACCTATTCCATCCAATGCGGCTGCTGTTGCGGTGGTCATCTCTCGAAGTCTAAGATTACCCTCCTTGATGGTGTCAAGACCCTTATCAGAGAATATTCCCTGCTTGGTGGCGTTGGTTGATATAGCCACGAATTGCTCAGCATTCAATCCAGCTTCCTTTAGGTACGTTGGGTATTCCTTCACGTTCTCTAGGAATTCATCACTAGCATTCGCACCAGCCACAAAGCCATCTTGCAAGAGCTTTAGCGATTCTGATACACTGATGCCAAACTGCTTGCTCATTACATTTGCGGATTGCAAGGTTTCGCCAAAATCAACGGAAAACGTCTCGCTGATTGCCAAGGCTTGATTTCTCACTGATTTCATTTCGTCACCGAAAAGCCCAGTGAACTGCATGGTCTTGCGTGTGGCTTCCTCTATGCCCTTGTTGTAGTCATAGAACCATTTGAAAGCCATTCCGACACCAGCCACACCTGCCATGGCGAGGAAATAAGGGTTGGTCAATAAGGAAAGAGCCGTTTTTTTCAACGCACCAAACTTCACCCTTAGGTCTTCCACAGACTTTCCCATTTCCATGACCTTTCCGATTCCGGTATCATCAACAACATCAAAACCGAAAAACTCGGTATTCTGTAGGTCGTCAGCCGCCTTCATCATTGAATCGTAATAGCTGCCGACACTGCGCTGAAATCTTCCTGTAGCCTCCTCAGCCTCTTTCAGTTCCTCTATCAAGTCTTGAATATGCTCCTGCATCTCCTGACCCTTGGAACTCTCACGCTCGGCACGGCTCATCTCATCGTAAGCCTTTGTGGCATTTGAAAGCTGGGCACGCAACTGCTTCAAGCTGCCTTCCTGCTCGTTTTCGGTGCGCACGTTGTTCTGTATCTCCTTTTGCAGCGTGCGCACGTTGTAACGGTATTCCTTGATGGTTGCGTTGATGGCTTCCGTCTGCACCTTCATCTCGTTGGTCGTGATGGTCTTGTCTTTTTCCTGCTGCTGCAAGTCCTTGATGCTTGCCTTTAGCTGGTCTATCTTTTCCTTGTATCTGATGATGCCATAGATTGCATCCTCGTACTTGACCTTGATGTCAAGTATCTGCTGTTTGTCTTCACTTACCATAGTTTTTTGTCTTTTAGTTGTTCAACTCTATCATTGTAACCTCGCAATATCCGCTGTTTGTTGTCTTGATTTCGAGAACCGCAAAATACGCTCCGTACTGCGCAAGGTACACTGGCTTCGTTTCGTCAAAGTTCAGTATCTCCAAATCAGAAAGGTTGAACCGCTCCACAATCTGGTGTGGGGTCGCCACCGTCTTTCTCAACTTTTCCAGCTTGCTGTCGAAGATACCTTGCAGGTCGATGTTGAAAGCCAATACCGCATAGCCGGCATCGTCCTTAGTAAGGTTCACGATTCGGTCTTTGCATGCCTTGTACTTGGTGGCAGTCTGTACTGTTAACGTAGTTCTACCAAAGTAGCGTTGCGTACTCTCCCACTCGTATATCGGTATGCGGTTTCCGTCCGTGGCTGCGAAAGGCAGCGTGCAAACGTCCTGCGTATATTCCAGCGTCTTGTTGTCTATCTCCATATCCGCATCGTGCTTCCGAAATACGGTGTCGTCTTCCTTCCACTTGTAGATATTGTGCTGGCAGTAGTCCTCTACGCTGAAATCGGTCTGCCTTGGATGGTTGCAGGCTTCGCTTGGGATGAGCTTCTTCGTCCAGTCCACCGCTTGCGCCTTGGCTTCCCATAGGCTCACGATGTCCGCAAACGCAAGTCTGCCATCGGTGAATCGCTGGCTTGGGAACGTTGATGTCAGAATGCAGATACACTTCAGGAAATCCGTTACCTTGATGTCTGGCAGGTTCTTGCCGATAGGGAAATTTCCTCCGTAGGGTACTTCATCGCTCTGACTGATGCTTGCAGAAATGCGTCCGTTGTACCCACGTAGCCCTCGCAAGGTTCCATTTCCGTAATGCTTGAACTCGAAGGTCACGATGTCGCCCTCTTCAAGTTGAATCTCCCCTCGTCCTGCTGCAAGGTGTATGAACCGTCCGTTTACCTTGTCCGAGTCGTAGTCTGTAATATACCTTCTAGAAGAATAATCTTCGTCTATCTCCTTGCCTGCGATGTATGTCTTGGTGTACTCGCTTTCCTCCTGGTCGCTCGTATGCTTTGAAACAACCTTGATTTCAACGTAGCAAGGATCATACTGATATACTCCGTTCCATTCGGTAGAGCCTTCGTAAGAACTGCCGATATGCCCATTCGGACGTGCATTCGATGCGTCCCACGACCAGTTCATCTGAACATCGAAAATCATCGTGCAGGCAATCTTTACTTTCAGCTGACTATATCTGGTCGCAAGTTCCAGCCCATCGAAGACCTCCGATAGGCTCGTTGGCTGGAATTCAAGAATGCCGAGGTTCGTTGTTGCGATGAAAGTACCCTCAAAGCTGCCTACGACCGTCTGTGCATCTGCCTTCCTCGTAATTAATGGGACCGCAAGCCCCTTGATGGTTTCTTTCGCCTGGCAGCTCCATCCGAATGCAACCCCGGTCTGTGCCGTGATAAGGTCTAGTATATATTGTGCCGTCACGCTTGGCTGGATTGCTCCCTTGTCGGCATAACCAAAAGAGCCTCCTCCACCAAATGAACCGCCTCCGTCAAACGTGCCACCGCTCGAAAAAGTCTGTACTTCCCTGCTGCTGGCTTTCGCCCGGTTCTCCGTCTCGCTCTTAACTTGAATGGTCGTTCCGGTGCTGTACTCCTTGATTGCGTTGATGACAAGCCACTCTGCCGTGGCTGGTGCTTGAAGGTCTATATCGATTGGCTCACTCTCGCTGGTGTACTTTACGCTGTATGGTGCGAATCTCGATGTCTTGTATTGTGTTCCGCCCGATACGTAGTAGTTGCTTTCCGAACCTTCGCCTGCTATCCAGTAGAGCATTCCATCCCTTGATGGCTTCACGTAGATGAGCCTTCCAGCCTGCTTATACCTGGTTATGTTCACCGTGATTTCTGTTCCACCTTTGTCTGCTTGTATGTCTTCCACTCCCCAGGCTTCCGTAAACCCGGTGGCAGGGTCGTAGCTTCCGTATTCCACCTGCCCTGCTGGTGCTTCGTCAATCAATGCAAATCGGATGCTGATTGTCGTCATAGCTGTTTTCGTGTCTCCACTGGCGCAAAGGATGCCTGCGCCTATTGTTGCTGGCAAAATCGGGCCGGGTGCTGGTATGGTAGGATTGGTTTCCGCCTCGGTTGTTCCTGCATCCGCAGCAAGGCTCACGATGTTCTTGTTGGTGTCGAGTATTGCCCAGGTTCGATAGTCTCCCTTTCCCAACACTTTGCTGATGGTCGCTCTCATTCCAGCCTCGAAAGGTATGATTGCGCAAAGGTAGGTCTCATCGGTCAACACCTCGCCCGACACGTACTTCCCGACCTCTGTTCCTGTTCTTATCTTACCGTCAACGAGTGAATATGTCGTGTTGCTGTTCCCTCCAACGTTGCGGTCATAGCCCTGCCACTCCTCGCTTGACGTCTTGACCGCTGCAGCGTCATAGGTTCCATAGAAAACTCCCTCTGAAATCGCCTTCTCGTAGGTGTAGGAGCTGTTGTTTCTGTTGAACCGCAGATACTTCGTGCAATTCAACTCGTTGAGCTTCAAATCGGACGATTGCAGCGTTGCCAATGCCTGGAACAATCCCCAATAAATCGAAATTTCGATGGTTTCCTTTACGCTCAGGACGCTTGCCCTTCCGTTGCGGATAATCTCCAGTCCGTTACGGAAATAACGTGCTGTGTGGAAAATATAGGGGTATTTGCTGCTTGTGCTCGGTTTTCCTGCAAACTCCATCACAGCCATATTGTGCGCTGTCTTGGGCAGGTTGATGGTGTATGTCGTGTTGGCGGTCATTTTCGTGATGTCACGGAAAAGGTTGCTCTTGATGTCGAGCGTGATTGCCGTTTCCTCGCTCATATCCATCAAGATGCCATCGATGTAAAGTTGCTGGTCTGTCATAGCTGCTGAATCTGTGTATTGTTAATAACCAGGTTGCAGACGAAATCCTGCAACTCTGCCGTTGTCTTGGTGTACGTTCCTGCCTTGATTGTCACGCTCTGCCAGTTGTTGTCCCCGAGGTACATATCAACGACCGGGCTACTTGCCACGTCTTGCAGGAAATCGAACGTCTCGCTGTCCACAAGCGGTGCGCAAAGCGGTATGGTGTCCTCCCTGCTGTAGCCCTGCCGCCTGCCATTCGCTCCGAGGTAGCCGAATATCGTATCGTCATACTCTCCTAGGTTGTTGCGAATGAAGCTGGTGTCGCTGCTTATCGCCCTGCTCTCATCACCTTGCGTAAAAAGCCAGTAACGGTAGAAGCCGTGCCGGTCTATCCATCGCAGGTAAATGCCCTTCTCTGTGTCATTCCTTTCTATCCTTGCAAGGAGAGACTGCTTGCCACTGACCGCCATCGCAAAGGTAAGGTCGAAAACGTCCGTGAACGTTCCCTGCTCTATCTTGCCATCGTAGTCGTAGATGTTCCAGTACCTCGCCTTGCTTGGCAGAACGCTGGCATTGATGTCCACGATACCATCGATGCCGGGCTTAACTAACTTGTTAAGTGCTCCCTCATAGCCGACAAGAATCTGGGAAGCCGCATTGAGATAAAGACCAAAGGAGAATGGGAAATGCGTGAACCAAGTGAGCCTCTTGAATCCGTTCCACGTCTCGCCTGCCCTCATCGCTCCCCACACGTAGAAGGTCGTGTAGCTGAATGTAGCAAGGTCGCTCCCCTCGCTGTCCTTGACCTTCACGGAAATATTGAACGCTGCCCCGAGATTGCTCTGCTGGCTCACCTTGGTGTAGTCAAGGTTCCCGAAGCTGATGCCATCGAAGAGTGCCTGCACATATTCCCGGTAGTCCATGATGCAGTTCTCTGCAAACGCTTCCACGCTGTACGTGTGCGCCCTGGTCTCCCTGCTGATGGTTGTCTCGATGCTCGCAACGCCAGAGCCGCTTGCCTTGATGATGCAGGGAAGGAATGCGAAGCCTACAGCGTCCGCATACTTAATCGTGATGCCGTTTTTCGTTGTCTGTCTCATACCGTCTCATTGTTTAGTTTGATACTCCCCACCGACTGGTGGATTAAGAAAATAAGTCGCTGCCCCAGCCGCTTCATCGTATCTGGCACAACGTTGCTGTACACGTCAGCTCTGCCACCAGTGCGGTGAAGTCTAGAACCCTTGTTGGCGATGGTGTGGGCGATTGCCCCTGCCATACTCATATCGCCACGCTCCTGCGGTGTGTACTTGTGCGGTCGCTGGGTTTTGTAGGGGATAGGTGTGCCGTGCAGTCCCTTGTCCTTCATCCACTGGCGGATGATGCCACGGAAGCCGTATGGTATCTTTCCTGCCCTTCGTCCAGTCTCGAGAACCCCGAATGGCTTGTGCCCCCAAAGGATGGTTTCGTCCTCGCTTGGCTGCTCCACCTTTAGGCTCGCTATGGTGCGCCCCGATGCGTTCTGTCCGTTGATTCTGATGTGGTTTATGATAAGCTGCCGTGCTCTCTCCACTTCCTCCCTCATTATCAGCGATGCCGCCTTGGGGTCGAATTGTATTCCTCCCTTGCTCATACCTCACACCCTCCTATTCTCTGTGTCAGCTGAAGGGAGTACATTACGCCCGACACGATCGTGCTCAGCCGCTCGATGATGGTCTCGTAGTACTGCTGCCCCTCCAGCGGTTCGAACTTGTGCGACTGGTTGATGGCTCGTATCATCCTTGCCCCTGCCACCTTCATTCGGTCGATGCACTCTCCGTTGTCTTCTCCTTCCGCTCCCCTCGGTACGGTGTCGAGATAAGCCAGGGCAACGTTCACGGTGTCGTAAACCCTGCCGTTGCGTATCTCTGTCGTTCCGCTGGCTGGGATGATGCACACGATTGCCGGGTAGCTCAGCTTCTCCAGCTTGGTGTCCGCTGTGTCCCAGTCCTCGAAAAGGTAGGTGTAGTCCGGTAGCGTGTCTGCTGCCAGCTGCTTCAATGTTTCTCTGATTGTTGTTGCCATAATTATCTGGATTTACGTTTCATCTCCTCCGCCTGCAACTTTTGCAGGTTCCGCTCGTAGAGACTTCTCTTGTTGTCCATCTCCATACACTTGTAGATGCGAAGCCACGGTGTCTTCAATACCTGGTCGTGGTCGCTGATGCCCATCCTCACTGCGTACCAGTCCAGCATACCGAACAGTCCGAACCGCAGGGTGTCGATGCCTGCCTCCTTCTCAAGTCTCGTTGGCTTCGCTGTGTCTGTGCTCTCGAAGAGCTTGTTGATGCGCTCAACCTCTGCTGTTACCCAGCCGATGAGCATAACGACATCAACCGCCCTAGCCTGCTCCACTTCCTTGTGGCTCAGACCGAGGACGGTTGTCACTATCTGATAAAGACTTTCCTCGCTGTCGGATAGCTGGGAAAGGTCAATCAGCTGCCCAATGGAAAGCTGGTTGAGATTGTCGGGCACTTGTTTCTCCCCGACAAAAGCTGGTCGTGGCTGCTTGCCGATTTTATAGCTGGTGTGCCTTGCCACTGCCAGCCAATACTTGAATGTAGTGTTCTTATCCATACGCTTTATAATTTTGTCGTAGTTATTGTCTCAATACGTGCGCCCTAGCCGTTCCGTGGCTCGCTACGGATAACTTCTTCAAGGCTACGTATCGTATTGCGTCTATGCCGTGGTTGAATGCGTCTATAGGCTGGTTCGTGGTCTCTCCATCCCTTGACTTCTTCCACTTGTATTGCTGCATATTCTCGATAATGCCGTGGCTGCGTCTTGTTATGTTGATGCGGAAACGCTTCAAGATGTCGATGCCGTTGTTGATACTGTCCGCTCCCTTGGTGCTGCCTATTATCCACAGCCCTTGGTTGTGTATCTCCTGAATGCTCTTAGGCTCTGCCGAATCTGCCACGATAAGGTCTCGTTTCGTCAGTCCTTGCTCCTTGCATCGGTCTGCGATGTCTTCGTTCGTCAATCCGGGCTGGTAGATTTCCTCGTCCACCCAAAGCTCACCGTGTGCGAGAATAACGTGCTCCAGTGCAGTTGGATCGTTGGTGAATCCGAAGTCCATACCCCTGCACTCCATCTTCCACTCCTCCCTTGGTGGCAGCTTGTCAACAATGCCCCAGTTGGTGAAGATAAGCCCGGTTATCTTTCCAGTCAATCCTCTAGCGTACACTCTCCAAAGTTCGGGGTCGTCAATCTCCTCAATCTTCTTGTGCTCCTGCTCAGTAAGGAATCGGTTGTTTCGGTGGTCGCTCAGTATCAAACGGCAGTCATCCCTTCCGATGATATTGTTGTGCACCCAGAACCTTGCGCTTGGATTGTAGTCGATGAACACCTGCTTTCGGGTTCGGATGGCAAGCTGCCAAAACACTTCGTATGGCACACCGTTCGCCTCGTTCACGAACAGGTAGTCTCGCTTACCGTTCTTGGCATCCTGCGCATCCTGGTAACTCTTGAACTCGATGATTGAGCCGTTCTTTCCTCTGTAGCTGCTGTCGCTCTTGTTGTTCTTGAACCAGTCCAGCAGCTCTGCCCTTGTGTGCAGGATGGTGTCGAGGTCTCGCATGGCTCCCACCTTCAAGTTCGGGAGGTCTTGACCGCACACCGTGATAATTGCCATCGGATGCTCAAAAGAAAGCACTATAAGACGCTGCATAATGGTGTATGTCTTCCCCGAGGACGTGCCTCCTTGGTTCACGAGAAACCGTGGCTTCACGTCCGCATTCGGGGCGTACAACTCACCAATAACGTCAAATAGTGCCATTCTTACAAACAATAAAACTTAAAACAAAAATTATTCTTTATCCAATCCCTCACGCTCGATTACTTCCTGCTCGCTGGATGCACACTCGTGCCCCGAGTTGATGTAGCGTACCTCGATGCCGCCTTGGAAGCCTGCGTTCAGGTCGAGCACGACCTTATCCAGTCCGAGCAGCTTGCAAATCTGCGTCTCAGCTTTTAGGATGATGTCAAGATACCTTGGGTCTCCGAGTCCTCGCTTCTCAGCATCGTACATTATCGCCTTGACGGTCTCCATCGTTACCTGCCCAGTTGCAGGATTCTCGCTTGGCAGTCCGACTTGCGTCTGTGTCTTGCCGTGGTAGTCTTCCTTGGATTTCTCCCACGCATCCCAGGCTTCACGTATCACCAGCTTCAACCTTGCCACCTCGCTGGTTATCTTTTCGTCTGTGTCGGTCAGTCTCTCTTCCCTCCACTCCTTCAATAACCGCTGAATGTCGCAGTGCGCTTGATTGTATTTCGGTCTGTCGAGCCGTTTCCTCACCTCTGCCGTGATTTCTCGCTCCGTCCATCCCTTGCGGTATAATGGTGCGATAATCTGCAAGCGGTTTTCGATGTCGATTTTCTGCGCTCGATGTTTGTTGTTATTACCTTGTGGCATACGATTCTGATTTTAAAATTTCGCTCCATTGTACTTGTACACGATGTTCCCCTCGCTGTCTCGTTCGTCAGCTGGTACCATTGCCCCTTCGAACATCTTGTATGGCGAGTGCGCTGCCTGCGGATTGTTCCAGCACCACTTCATATAGTCGGCTGCGCTCATCGTGTAATACTTCGAGTATTTCTCACGTGTTCCCAGGTTCATCACCTTCTCCAGTCTCGCCCTCAAAAGGTTCTCTGCATCAAGCTTGATGTCGCTCCACCTCACGTATCCCTTGCGCTTGCAAATGTTCAGTGCTTCGCACATCTGCCCCCTGCTGTAGTTCCACGTTGGCGGCAATCCACAGCAACTTCCGTTGTGGCAAAGTTCCTTGAAGTGTGCGTCCGATACATAAAAGCGCATTCCCAGCTGGTCGCACAGTTCCTTCATATTCCTGAAGAACGGTTCTTTAACCTTGCGGTTAAGTCTAAGATAGCCGGATTGTACGCTGTACTTCTTGTAGAATGCGAGAATGTCGAAACCTGCCATCTTGCTGATGGTAGGCAACAATTCCCTCAGTGTCGGGCTTCTCGTCTCCAGGCAAAAGAACTCGGTGCTCAAGGCTGTAGCCCCTCTGTTGAATGCTTCCTTGATAAGGTCGAGGTACGTTGGCGTGCTCACTCCGATGATGAAGGGTCTCAGTCTCAGCGTTGCCCCTCCTGCCCCTGCATTGGCGATGCGCTCGATGGCTTCCAGTCGTGCTTGTGGACTTTCCACCCCTCGCTCTATTACTCTAGCCTTCTCTGCATCGCTGGTGATGATTGAGAACTTGAAGTTCCAGTTCTTCTGCCCTCTGATCAAGTCCATATATCGCTCATCTTTGGTGAACCACGCTCCCTTGGTCGAGAAGCAAAGCGGATAGTCTATATCCTTGAAGAAACGCAAAAGTTCCAGTGTCGTTCCGTACTTCCGTTCGAAGTTGTCGAACTGGTCGCTCATACTTCCCCACTGCATAACCTTGCGAGCCTTGATGTATGGCGCAAAGTCTCCACCGTGCTTGTCGGGGTCAATGAACATTCGCTTGATGCGCTCAACGCTCACGTCCTTAACCTCCTTGTGCAGGTATTCCTTCTTCTTGCTGCCAATACCTCGCTGGTTCTGAGCAAAACAATACATACAGCCAAAGCTGCAATTATTGTAAGTGTCAAAAGCCATTGGCATTGAGCAATCGGGAAACTCGTATGTTATTCTTGGCGTGTTGTTATAATGTTCTGCCATGTTTACAAAAATTTTAATTTACGATTCGATAGCGTCTTCCAGTTTTCCCTTCTCTCGACAAGCTTAACCTCGAAATGTCGCTTTCTTGCCGTGTTCCTCACGACACAATAAGGGAACATTGCTATAAGTCGCTTTCCGGATTCGATTACACGTTGTTCTGTCCTCTCTTCTTGCATTCCACCCTTCTCGCCATAGTAGTTACTGGTTACAGACACGAAATCAAGACGGACAACCGTCCCTCGCTTTAGGTACGCACGGACGCTTCTCTCGAAGTCCTCTTTATCGTCCATTGTTACATACGTTCTCCTATCGTGGCTTACTACCATTCCCCACATTGAGCCGATGAGATAGCGCAACCCGAGACTGATTTGTCTTTTCATATAGAACGTATTTCCTGCCGCATAAATTCCCCAGTAGTCACTACCAACTTGCTTGCAAACAGAAAAGGCATAGTCGAAAAGTGAAGGGATGCTCTCTATCTCTTTCTTTTTCAAGTCCCTTCCAATCTTCCATATCTCCTTCAAATCATCGTCAAGGCAAACAACCATCTGCCCATCTTGATAATAATCTTGAATAAAATTGCGAATATTCATCATTCCGACAACCCCGACAATGATTTTATCAAACCAGCCGCTAGGGATTGTGTCTTCATATTCCTTTCTCTGTTCTTCATTCGCAACGAATACATCTATCCTGCTTGGGTTGATGCCTGCTTTATGTAGAAAACCGAGTGTCTTGTCTCGAAGGGTCGCTGCTCTCTTGTACGATGGTATCGCAACTCTCCAACACATATCGTTGTGACTGCTTCGAACGAAATCCTCGAAGCTAACAACGGAATCTCCAATAACCAAACAATTCTCCATAATAGTTATTTTTGTTAAATTTCACACGTGTAGGACTAAATGCTGAAAGTGGCACAGTTGTTCGTTTCTGAATCGAAAGAGCCACCACGGACTTATTTTAGGCTCCCACCGTCAATATCGTAGTTACGCTTCTCGATTGCGTCAAGTCCCAGCATATCTGCCACGGCTTGTGCGTCCTCGCTTCGATATACGATGATGATGCGCTGCTCTTCGTCCTCTTCCGGCTCGTAGGTCGTGGCTTCCTGCTGGATTTCCCAGGGGTTCAATCCCCATCGCTGCATATCGTCCACGTCAAACGCTCCCTTCAGCTTCTCTTCATCCCAGCTGCCAAAATAGACGTTATCCTTGATGATGAACTCGTCCGTCTCTTCCTCGGATAGGCTGTCAGCAATAACGACCTCGACCTTTGGTTCTGCCTTCCACTTCTCCCAGTGGTTGCAAAGCTGCTGCTTCTCTCCATCGGTCAGTTTCACGGCAACGGCTTCTATTGCGTTCTTGATTGCTTCGTCTTCCATCTGCTCGATGTTGAGAAGGGCACGGAAGCGCATATTACCTCCGAGGATAACTCGGTTCTCATTGCATACGATTGGTCTCATCTGCAACATCTTCGGAAACGTCAGAATACTCTCAACGAGCTTCTGCATCTGCTGTGGCTCTATTGTGCGTGGGTTGTCTTGGTTCTCCACAAGGTCGTGCAGGTTGATGTTCTCGATTCTATTCTTCTCCATTGCCTTCCTCCTTTCTTTCTTGTCTTGGTTTCAGTTCGTCAAAGTTCCAGACGATGCGGTCGATATGATCAACTCCCAGCAGCTTGGCAAGGAATGGTTCATCGGCTGGCTTGTAGTGAATGATTACATTCTCACGTGGCAGAACGCCATCTCCCATTATCGTTGGCAAGTCGTCAGGAGTCAAGTCCTGCCCTTCGATTTCGGGCGGTAGTTCCCCTGCGAATGGGTCGCCCTCTTGGTCGTCCTTGTCTTTCTTCTTGCACTTGCTGGTGCTGCTTGCTTCCGCTGGTGCTGGGTTCCAGACTGGCATACCCCAGTTCTGAAGCTGTGCGCTGTCCCATCGGTTCGCCAGGTCGTTGAAGTCCCAGTTACCGAAGGAAAGGTTGTCTTTAATCATAAACTCCTGCTTCTGTGCTTCCGTCAAGTCTGATGCACTCACCACGGTAACTGTTGGCTGCTGCTGCCATCCCTGCCAGTACTCCATCAATGCGGATTGCTCCTCATCGGACAGACGCTGCTCTGCATCCAACTTCACTTGAATGCTTGCTTCATCCATCGTGACAATATGCTGCAAGGCTTTCAGTCGCATATTTCCACCCAGTGCGTGGAATGTCTCATCAACAACAATCGGGCGCAGGGTCAGCATTCGTGGGAACACGATGATGCTCTGCACCAGCTTCTGAAAGTTCGCTTGGCTTATCTCCCTTGGGTTCGCTTCGTTCTCGCTGACCCTCGATAGTGCGATTTCTTCTGTTTTCATTTTCTTCTTGTTTTAAGTTCTAAAAACTGCTTATTTGATAAACATTGGCGCAAAGATACGACTTTTTCGCTTTAGTTGTTCGTTCTTCGCACGTTTTTAACTTTTATCAACATTCCATCCGTCAAAGGCTCTGATGGTCTTCTGCAGGGTTGTCTGTGCCTTTGGCTTAACCTTGACCGGGTATCCGGCACACACCCAGGCGAGGAGTAGTGCGTCTCTCTGGTCTTGGTTCATTCTCGGTAGCTTTCCGTCTGAGCTGATGAAGTAGGCGATTTCGTCTTGTGTTATTTTTCCGTCCTTGCCTTTCCAGCACTTCTTCAGCGGCTTGATTATCTCGTAGGGGATATTGTAGTGCTCGCAGCATTCTACGATAAGGATTCCGGTCTGATGGTTCATCCCGGTTGAGCGTCCGATTGCTGCTGCCTTGACTGCCGACATAAATCTTCCTAGCACGTGCCAGTTGCTCTTGTTGAGCCAGCCGCCTTCAATAACGACCTTAACCTTCTTGCAGCTCTCGTTCATCGCCTTGAGGTAATCTATCAAAGCTGGGAAGTTCATTTTATAGGCGAGAAACTTCTTGTCGTCAAATACTGCTCCGACACCGCTTTCCTTGATGTCGGGGTCGATTCCGATTATAACTGTTCCTTTTTCCATTTCGTTTTACTTTTGTTTTATTTTTGATTTTCTTTTTTCGTTATTTTCTTGAAATTTTCGTTCTAAGCCGCTATCTCTGTGTCTGTGGGTAGTTGTTCGGGTTGCGGAATGCTACGTGCGTGTGTGCGCTTGTGTGCGCTTGTGCGCTAGCTCCCTACTACTATCCTCTATCCTATAGTCCTTTCTCCTTTCATCGTTCTGCTGGCTTGAAACGGAAAAATCGAGGGAGTGCCTGGCGATATGCAAAATAAAGAATATCTCGTACCGAATGAGTTTATTCCGCAAACACTCCCTCTTTGGGTTGCAGGAAGTTCCCGATGTTCCTTGTTTCGGGATTCCTGCACTTAGCTGTCTTCTGTTATTTCATTTCTTCGTGTTCCACCTCGCTTTCTTTTTTATCGGAATGAATGCCGGACGACTCTCGTCTTTCCGAGCTGTCAGATTAAAAAATTATTAAGTGAATACATTGAGCGCAAAGATACAGTCTCAAATGTGTTAAACTTTATATTGTTTGCCGTTTGCGGCATTCATTCGCTGGTTAAGTACTTATCTTGCTGCTTGGAGCAAGGATTGCTCCTTCTTTCTCCTTACACGCTCTGCAAGCCACTTGAAGTGCTCTGCCGCCTGCGGATCACGGAAAATGGAAGCCTGCGCTTCCAGGCTTGCCCTATCCAGCTTCTTTCTTTCGGCTTCAATTCTCCGCAGCTTCTTCTGCTTGTCGTTGTAGCCCTTGACCTTTTCGGGGTTCGCCTTTCTCCAGTCGCTCGCAAGCTCAATCAATCTCTGTCGGTTCTTGCGGTAATACTCCGAGTTGTACTGAGAGACGTTGCGCCTTATACGCTGCCTTTTTCCGTACTCTCTGATTCTGTCGGGGTTCGCCCTTCTCCATTCCCGGTTTCTCCTCATCATTTCTTCACGGTGTAGGACGTAGTATCTGCGTGCTCTCTCACGATTGTGCTCTCTGAGTTCTTCGTCAGTGTACTTCTTCTTTCTTCCCATTGCATTCCTTGATGTCTTGGTGTTCAACATATCGCCTGCGAGTTGGGCAGTACCTGCCGTTTATGCAGTTCCGCCCTCCCTCGCAAGCCTTGCACAGTTCGCTCGCCATACGTCCTAGAATGGCAGGTTCTCAACATCGTAGTCAGTGAAGGTGATGTTCTCGTTCCCCTCGTATGGAATACAGTGTACGAAGTCTGCTCCTATACCGCTGTGGATAGGCAAGACGGTGTATCTACTCGCATAATTCTCTCCACGGTCACGAACAAATAACGCTGGAATCCAATTGGATTTCTTTCTGCTCCTTGCCAGCACCTTGTCGAAAGGCTTGAATGGTGGCTGCTCCTTGCTCTTCTTCCATAGGGTGCAAGCCTCCTTGAACGTGATGGCTTCGTCCTCTGTTGCTTCTCGCAGTTCATCGTGTACGCTGATACGCAGGTCGAAGGCTTGGTCGGTCACGAACTTCTCGTTCTCGATTTCGTACTGGTTGCCGAATGTCAGCGTGTCCTCGCTCTCGTTCTTGCCGATGAGCTTGCCGATGATGGTCAGCTCTCCGTACTCGTCTTCCTCATTGAAAACGTAGAGTTTGCCCAACTCAAACACTGGCTTCTTCTGCTCCTCTACTTCCAGTGTCTCACGGTTAATCTTTCCGCCCAATCGCTCCTCGATGGTGCTGATGTAGGTCTGAGCAGCATCTTTACCTGCTTTTTGGAAATCAGAAGTTAGCAATCGTTCATTTTTATAGAAATGTTCTGTATCATTATTCTCTTTCCAAAGATAATATTTCCCTACGAAAGAGCAATATGTATCATCGGCAAATCTTTCAAATATAATATGTACATCCCCATCTTTATTAACCAACACGTCTCCCTTCTTCCATGCAAACTTGCTCCAGTCTCTCATTTTATCGGATGGGAAAAGTAGGACTTCTCCTTCCTCCACGTATTTTCCGTTTTTATCGAAGGTGTATGCGCCATTATTGGTGTTAGTAATAATTGCCTCAACTGCTTCCTTGTTGCCTTGGAGGTAGCGGAACTCAACCTTTCCGCACATTGGCGTGTATAGTGAAGTGCCTTCTGTCTTACCCTTCAAAATCTCATAAATATCAAAATCTTTCTGTTCCATAATCTGAATGTTTTTATTGTTTGTTACTCTTGTTTCTTTTTTCTGTTACAGCTTGACGTGTCCCAGTTTCTTGTACAGTTCCACCAGCTCTAGGGTGTCAAGCCAGAAGTCGGTGTTGCCAACGTATACGTGATGGCGGTGGCTGTCCGTGATGATTTCTATCTTCTTCATTTTCAACTACGTTTAAAATTGTTCGTGTCCGCATTGTAATCCTTTAGGATACATTCTAGAGCCTTTACCTCATTATCTGCCAGCCAGATGCCTCTGTCGCCAACTGACAGATGATGAAGACCACACCCACGGACCAGTTTAATATTATCAACTCTGTTCATAGCCAATACGGTTTATATGATAACTATTTGAAAAGTTCCATCTGTGGATGAACGATGTCTGCCCGCTTCTTCTTTGCTGCCCAGATGAGAAGGCTGACGTTCTTGGTTCCAGCCTTCTCCGAAAGGTAGCCGATGATGTAGGTCAGTGCATCCTGAACCGCTTCAGCCTCACTGCCGTAGAAGATACTGATGGTATCATATCTGCTCGGGTAGCAGACCGGGCTGTCATACCTGGTCTTGCCGTTCTGAATACTGAACCCCCATATCCATCCGAACTGCGTCTTGGCGGTCGTTACCTTCCATCCCCAGTTATCTGCACCCTCTACGAAATACTCGATTACGTGCGGATTGATGCAGAAATCCTTGATGGTGTACTTGAAGCCTTCGTGCTCTGCGATAGGCTTCTTGATGTCGTAGCCGTTATCGGTCATCCATTTGAACCAGTCGTCCGAGGTCTTGAAAACAAGCCCAGCGGCTCTGCATTCGTGAAAAAATAATTCATTCATATTTCTAAATCTCTTCGAAATGTACGTTCTTGTTGTCTTTTCTATCCATGTCCAGACAAGCAAGGTTTCTGCAGGTAATGCCCTTTCCCTTACTGTCCAAGATGCAATCGTAGCAGTTCTCATCGGATAGGTCTATATCCTCGACTACCTTGCAAATTTTGCCCTTGATGCTGATTGTCGCTCCGATTGGGTATTCTACTTTGATACCTTCCTCGCTTACAATGGGTACTTCTTTCTGTTCTACCATAATTCTTTCGTTTTAAGCGCTTAAAATCTGTTTGCCTTATAATTTACCGCCCGAACCGAGAAAACGGCTCAGAGCGGCTTATTTTGCCCTCATTCGTTATTTTTCGGGCTTCCAGTCGATGCCCAGTCGCTGCAGAACTCCCTTCTCATAGAATCTCGCCAGTGAATCCTTGGCAGGCTTGTTCCGTGGGTTCTTCTTCAAGTCGGCAAGGTTCTGCTGGATTACCCATAGGACCTTGTTGTCCTGGATCTGCTGGGATTCTGGCTGTCGGTGCTTGGCTAGCTCGTAGCGTTCCCCGATGCTCAGCCTTTCCGTTGCCGCTGGATCCTGCGCCCTGGCTTCTGCCGATTGCGGCTGCTGACTTGCTGCTGGCTTGGTGTTGTCGTAGTTGCCCTCCAGCACCTTCGGGAAATACTTCCTTGTCATTACCCAGTCGTATGATGCCCAGGAATGTCCTGCGTTAAGGTAGTCGCTAGCCATAGCCTTGTCGATAGCCAGGTAAATCTTGGAAATATCTCCCTTGCAGTCCTTGAGCCTTCCTCTGATTGCCTCCTTGCGGTTGTCCGTCATCAGCGTAAGCCTTCGCATTGCGCTGTTGGTCTTGTCGTGCTGCTCGTTCCAGTAGTCCTTGATGGCTGCGTAGTCGATTTCACCTTTCTTGGATTTCTTCTCAGAACTTTTTTGCGGCTCTTCTGCAGCGCAAACGTTTTTCTCGGAAAAACTTTGCATAGAAGCTTCTTTAGAAGGTTCTAATATATCTGTTTCTTTAGAAACATCATTATCATCAACATTATCATTTACATATTCATTATCATATACATTATCATTATGCAATGCAATTTCTGCATTTGTATCCAATTGCATACTTTTGTATGCTTTTGTATGCTTTTGCTGCGGCTCTTCTGCATTTGCATCCAATTGCTTTTTTTGCCAACGTTTCTGTGCATTTGCACGCAGCTTTTCTCGCTTTTCATTGTACTTTGCTTGGTTTCGCTCCATATCATCCTTGATAAAGGCGAAAGCCATACGTAATGTTGGCTCCAGGTTGATTACCTCGCCATCCCTTGCGTAGATGAAAATCGCCCTCATAAGTTTTCCGAGTTGCTCATCCGTAAGCCCCTCGATGATGGCGTAATATGATGTGTATAAGATAAATGAATCATTCATAATTTTTCTGATAATGATAGTTTCTTTTCAAGCTTCCGTTTGAGCACGGTAGCCATACGGATTTTATTCCGCTGGCTTGTGTCGGTCGGTGCTGTCACTTTCCCACCTAGGGAAATATAATTCTCCAGTTGGGAGATTATATTCCTTAGGTCGGTTTTTGATATAGGAACGCTAGCCATAAGCTCTGCCTTTACTTGATGAGTAATCTTCGTGCCCCCTGCACCTGCTTGATGTAGGCAGCGCATTCCTCGGGATGGTCTGTCTGAAAAGCCTTTGCATCGAACTTCTCGCTTGCCTTCGGTGCTTTCCACGTTGCCAGCGTCTTGCCGTTTCCGTCCACGATGCTCTCTGCGTCACCGAAGAACAGCTTCAAGTTGTCCTCGATTTCCTTCTGTCGGTTCTCCAGTGCCTTGCCCTTCTCCTTGATGTCCTTCAGCTCGATGAGCATATCCCCGACTTCGGCTGTGGCTTCAATCTCCTTTCCTGCCTTGTGCAGTGGAGACTTCAAGAGAACGTCTTGTGCGCTGTATGCAGGTGGCTCTTGGTTGCCCACGATGTAGTCCAGCCAAAACTTGGTGATTTCATCCCTCATCCATCTGTAAAATTCGGGGTCGAAGTCGATGTCACGGTAGCCGAACTCCCTGCCTGCCGTAAGCCAGGCAAGTGCTCCGTCCTTGTATTCTCCCACTCCGAGGTTCATTTGTAACTGGCAGAACCAGTGTTTCGGAAGGTCGTCTGCATCTATCTGCATCTGCGCGGTCTTGCACTCCAGGATGCTCTTGCTCGCCTCGTTGTGCGTTGCCCCGGCTCTCCAGAAGGTGCGGTCGGGAGATACACGAAGATACGGTGCATCGGTGTTCGTGATGGTGTAGTCGTCCGTGCTCGCCTTGATGATGTGGCAGTGGCTCTCTCGCTGGAAGAACTGCGCCACGGCATCCTCCAGCAGGTGTCCTGCAACCATCGCAAAGTTCTCAACCTTTGGTGGGTCGATACCCTTCTTGCGTCTCCACAACTGGTATGGGGTCTCCCATGGGTTCAGTCCCAGCACCGTGCCTGCCTCACTTGCACCTATTCCGTTCGAGCGGTTCTGCAACCACTCCTCTCTGTTCTTGTACTTGATAATCTGTTTCATTGTCTGAATGTTTAAAAAGTTGCCACGGCTTCCCTTATTCGTGATGGGAACCCACCCCATAGGTTGCACCGTGGCGGTTCGGGCTATTATAATAAAATGGCTTATTTCTTCTCTGCCTTGCCAGTCTTGCCCTGGCTGCGGCTCATTGCCTGCTGCGCCTTATTCTTTGCATCATCGGCTGCTGCCTGCGCCTGCTGTGCGATGGCTTCCTGCTGCTTTGGCTTTTTGAAGGTATCCTCTACGGTGGTCGTGCCTTCCTTGATGGCATTGTACACACCGCCCAGCTTTTGAATGTCCTCTGCCGTGACTTCCTCGGCTGATTTCCTGCCCAGGTATTCCAGCAGCATAAGGTCTGTTACCTGGTAGGCTTGGAAGCAGGCAACGCAGCTCTTCCACTGGCTCTGCACGCCAGTCTGCTTGATGTGCTCCAGTGCCTTTGCCTGCACCTCCTTTACTACGCTTGAAATCAGTACCTGCGGCACGACCTTGCAGATTGCGTTACGCTGTGCGATCGCCACCGCTGCATTGCCGACTACCACCTGCATATCCTGCGAGAAGGTGTAACCCTTAGAGGTCAGAATGCTGCGCTTCACTTCTACGGAGTAGGCAACATTGCTCTCAAGGTCGTGGCAGATGCCTTGTGCCGTGATGGTCTTTCCATCGTTGGCGATGATGCGACCTGCGATGCGGAGGTTCTTCCAGCAGGCTGATATAATCTCGGTGAATCTCACGCTCGGACCCTCGATAATTGAAATCTGTCCGTCCTTGCCCTTGCGCTCCAGGTGGTAGAAGCAGTTGTATGCCACATCATCGTCCATCGCTGCCAGTGCTACCATATTCTGCTTGCACTGTGCAATGTCTCTCGGAAACTTGTGCGCTGTGGCAATCTGTCCGTCAATCTCCGAGCGGTTGATGGCTTCCAGCATTTCGCCACCGCTTACTTGAATAATCTCATTTTCCATAATTCGTTCAATTTCTAGTTCAACATAATCTTTTAATTAACTCTAGTGGAAGGCTGGGATTCGAACCCAGTTGAAACCTAAACATTCCCTTCCGTTGTAGGGCGCACGCTGTCAAGTTTCCGCATATCTGTAAAAACACTAACAACGAAAAAACATTAACCATTCTAACCAGTATGAATCTTTGCGTGCGCCCTTTGCCCACCGCTGTGGGGGATTTTAGTGTCAAATAACCGTTATAATAATTTAAAGCTTAAACAAGTTGAGCCATAAGGCTGTCGAGCCTGCTTTCCTCGAAGGTGTCCATTGGGTCTTGGTATGCGTGCTGGCTGTTCTCCTCAAGCCAGTCGTCCATCACGTCCTGATAGTTGACGCAGCCCTCGATGGCTTCCTCCAGCCGCTCGCTGTCGTTATTGCTGCTCTTGTGCGTCACGACCGCAATGTTGCCCACGCTGTCGCACCATACGCAGATGCCTCCTGCCTTGGTCTTGATGTCCACCCTTGCAACAGCTGGTCTCTGTGGGTCTCGGTCTATCTCCAGCCAGATGGCTTCGTACATCTTCTTCCTACACTCCTCGATTATCTTCTTCATTCGTTTCCTCCTCGCTGATTGATTATGTAACTTTGGAAGGTCTCACGGCACGACTTCAATACCTCGTTGCCGCCAATTCCGTCCAGTGGTATGAGCGGTATATTGTCCAGTGCAACGCATAGGTTGCCTTTAAACTCTCTGTACTGGATTCTTCGCTCTGCCTCCAAATAGCACTTGTTGTTCAGTTCGCAGCACTTTCTGGTCTTGCGGTTCGCCTTCCAGTTAGTGATAAGCCAGCAGATGTCTGTGTACTTCACGATCATCCTGCGCATATTGATTGATAACTTGCTCATAGGGCAACCCTCCACGCTCTCTTGATTTCTGCGCCATCGATAACCTTGCGGTTGTCGATTCTGCGGAACTTTACCTTCATCTTTCCAGCCTGCACCCATCTGCGCAGGGTGTTGCGGTGGATGCCCAATGCCTTGCAGGTCTCTGTCATTGTGTATCTGCCTGCATCCGCTACCTTTGGTTCTATGTTCGTCATAACTATGCCCTCCAAAATACTAAAATTGATACTATGGCAGCAAATGCCACTGATAAGAACTCGTCACTTGTAACAATCTCGATGAACTTCTTCATACGCTCTGAATGTTTAAATGGTTCTACTTACTTGCGCACGGTTGCACGTCTCTTCTTTGGTGTAATCACTCCAGCCTTGATGAGACAGACACGCACGTTCTGCTGAGTGCAGCCTACGTGCTGCGATACTGCAAGCATTATTCTGCTGTCCGAAGTCTCGGCAGGTGCCTTTGCCCGGAAATCTGCAAACATCGCAATGATGTTCTTCTTTCGTTCGTCCTGCTGCTTCTGCAGCGGTGTTCGAAAATCATAATTGAAATTTTCTCCCATTTTCCTTTGTATTTTAAATTATTTTGTTTATCTTTGCCAAAGAGTTTTTAAACTCGTTATGTAATTCGGTTGCAAAAATACAAAAACATTTTGGAATATAAAACATTTAGAGGTGATTTTAATTTTATTTTAATATTATTTAATTTTGTTTTAATATGAACGGAGAAGAACTGAAACAATATATAAAGCGCTCGGGAATGTCCGTTGCTGCTGTTGCGGAGGAGTTAGGAACTAGTCCGCAGAACTTGAATGCGAAGTTTAATCGCAAGTCTATAAAGATAGATTTCTTTCAAAAGATAAAGGAAATCATCGACAAGTGTGCCCCTCCCCTACCAGCCGAGATGGAAGAGGCTGTTTTCGGTTCGAATAGCTCCAACGTCTCCCAGTCAATAGGTAGTGATGCTGCCTTGGCTGCTGAAAACAAGCTGTTGCGAGAACAGAATGAGTTCCTGCAAAATCAAGTTAAAACCCTGCTTGCCATTGTCGGGCAGAAATAATTTAGTAACTTTGCAGCGCAATGTTGCAAATTAAAATAGGAGATTATGGTTAGTCAGAAAACAACAGACGATAGGGAGACGGATAGAAGAAAGCTCTTGGCTGGGTATCTGTACGACTGCTCGAAAATGATGTACGGAAGCGTTGCTGTCGGTGGTCTGTCTCCTCTTTTCACTGGCAAGGAACTTGCAATGGTGAATATAGCGTGTATTATCTTTGGCTTCCTTGGCGGTGCTGCAATCGCCAATGCTGCTAATTATATAATGAAATTTAAAAGTTAGAGATTATGGTAACATATTTGTTTTTTAATGTATTCGTGTTCGTGATGAGTGTTGCGTTTGTTCTCTTCTTGAAATCAAAAAGAGGTCAGAAGTGGTTGCGTGAACTTTAGTTCTCGCTCCAGGTATAATATCAACTAAAATTCTAAGTAACGATGAAAGATGAGGATTTCATAGAGCGGAAGGAGAAGGTTCTTCTTGCCGCTCTCGGTAAAAGCTGGCTATGGAAAGCCAGCAGGTTGATAATAGGCATCATCCCTCCAGTGGGTGCGTTTGTGATGCTGGTGCACTGCACCCTGCTCTCGTTCGGCATTCGGGTAAAACTCACGGAGTGGATATTCGACTGCTCGCTCTTCGGCTTCATCGCCAGGATCATCGTCAGTCTAGCCTATGGGTTCTGCTGGGTGCATCGGGCGTTCTCTACCTACAGAGTGCTGATTTCGTTCTGCATCGACTTCCAGCGTTCCTTCGGGTTCGGTGTCTTGTGCCATCCGCTCCATCTGCTGATGGTTGCCCTAGGGCTGCTTCTCTTCTTCATCTTCATCAAGAAAAAGGCTTGGAATGAGTTCTACGAAAGAAATATTAATCATTTAAATAAATAGCGTATGGGAAGTTTCATTAATGGGCTGGCAAAGGGTTTCATTCGCTCTGCTGTCAATCAGGTAGGAAGGGATGCTGGTCGTGTAGTCAGCAATAACATCTATGGCGATGCTCACTCTATACCGCACAGAAATGTTTCCTCTGGTGGTGCTGGTCGAATAACTGGTGTTGGGAAGGTCGAGGATGATGGAACTGTAATCATCGAGCCTTCTGAAGGAAAAGCTATTGCTTGGTGCGTGGCTGCTCTCTTCTTCAATTTCCTAGGTGCAGCCATCCTTCTTGTCGTTGGCTACAGAAAGCTGAAAAACAAATACGTTGCAAGTGCTTGGCATTATGAATCCCAGGCGGTCTATGTCGCTGATGGTCGCTATAAGGCTGGGGAGCGTTATGATGGTCACCAGTTAAGCAGACGAAAGGTAGAGGTTTCTGCTGATGAGTTCATTATTGAAAAGAACGAGAAAATTGCGAAGATATATCTATACGCTGGCTTTGCAATCTTCATTTGCTACTTATTTGTTACAATTGCATCAATATGAAAAAGATAATAATATTATTCGTGCTTGCGCTTGCGTGCGTGGGTGTGCAGGCGCAACATACGGTTTACTGCGAGATAATACAATTTAATACTGGAACTCCAAAGGCTGTCATTTCTGTTGATTTCGGAAATAATGGAACGGATGAGATAGTCGATGAAAATGGAAAGAAGGTAAAGTTCAAATCATCGGTTGATGCGCTTTCTTACTTTGAGAAACTAGGATGGTCTGTTGTGTCCGCTTACTCTGTTGTAGCATACAATGGATTGGCAAACGTTCCAACGGTTCATTATCTGCTGCAAAAGAAAGTTGCTTCATACGATGAGAAAATGTATGGAATCCGTACAAAGAAAAGCGAGCCAAAAAAGAAAATAAACATAGGCGATGATGGATACTTTGAATAACCTTCTCGCCTACGAGGAATACCTGCCAGTGCTCACCCCTTCCGAGGTGGATGGGCTGCTGGCTTCTCGCCCCTCGCTGGCTCAGTTGCAGGACTGGTCGCAAAGATTGAATAACCATCGGGCACGTATGGAGCAAGTCTTCTGCCGTGCCTACAAAAAGTTAAATGAATAATATGGAAGAGAAAAATCTGATGTCCGCTGATGTGGATATAGCCGTGCGCTTCTTTGATGCCCTCGAACGATTGAAGGCTGATGGTTGCATTGGCGGTCTCAAGACAATAACCGACCGGTACGGTCTCAACCGCTGGAACACAATATCCCTTCGAGACAAACCTGCCGAGTGCTACGGTCGCTTCCGTCCGTCCTGGGTTCAGTTCCTGGTACGCGACTATCACGTAAACCCATACTGGCTGCTCCTTGGTTCGGGTGACTTCTACGCATCCGGCTTCACGTCCGAAATCGTGAAAAACCTGAATAAAAACTGCACGGAAAAATAGCAGTAGTATTAAGTATCTAATTTTTAACCATTTAAAGCATACGTTATGATTTTAAAAACAACTCCAACCATAGAAGGCCACCCTATCCGTGAATATCGTGGCGTAGTGACTGGCGAAACCATCATTGGTACCAACTTTGTAAAGGATTTCTTTGCCAGTATTCGTGATGTAATCGGCGGAAGAAGCGGTTCTTACGAAAGCACCCTCCGCGAGGCAAAGGATACAGCCCTCAGAGAGATGGCCGACCGT